ATAGACGACCAGTACCGGAGCACCATTCGCCTCTTCAATGATGTCGTCAAGAGCCTGGATCTTTGCATCATGCACCTCCTGCCAGTTGCGTTGGTCATCGGTATAGATCGCGCCCGCTGCCAGCTGGAGGCACTTCTGCGTCTTGCTGGCAGCGTTCAGCGCTTCGATTTCCGTTGGCCCCAGATGCCCCTCCAGCTCCAGGAACATCTTCTTTTCCATATCCCGGTACATTTGCCGCGCCTTGTACGGCAGATCCACGACTATCCGGTTGCGGATCGGTTCGGAGAGATTGAAGTAGTCCTTCGCATCCAGCGATAAGCACACGTCGGATATCGCTGTCTGAATATCGTTTTGGGCGTTCTGTAAGGGCTCCATCCCGAATCCATCGAAACTCTTCCGAAACCATCGTTGCGAAAAAGCTGAGAACGATTTCCCTAGTCTCTGCCCGCCATCCACGAACCACATGGGTCCCCAAAGATCTTTCAGCCCATTGGGTGCCGGTGTCCCAGTCAATCCAATCCATCGTTCCACCTTTTTGTGTGCGACTTCCGCAAGCGCCTTGGCGCGCTTCGTGCCTTGGCGCGTGCGGAAGCCTTTGAGTTTCGTTACCTCATCCGCCACGATCGTTTTGAACGGCCAGGGGCGGGGATTGTACTTGAACCAGTCTACGAGCCACGGTACGTTTTCGTAGTTGATCGTAAAGATGGCTGAGTCCTCCCGTAGAGCTTGGGCGCGCTGTTCCGCCGTACCAACGATAGGCGTGATAGGGAGATCCATCTTCCACTTCTTAACTTCATCGGGCCACGTGCTCTGCGCAACCCGTAACGGCGCGAGGACAAGCGTCGGCGAGTCATCGACAAGCGCGTTCGCCTCAAGTGCCTTAAGAGTCGATACAGTCTTGCCGAGCCCCATCGGAACGAACGCATTGCACCGCTCCTTTTCAAGAAGAAAATCGCGAATGATTTCCTGATACGGTCTGAGTTTCATCGCGGACGCAGGCCCCATCCGCAAGCGAAAGCCAGAATCGCGATACCCCAGCACAAAGCAATGATTGAAAGTCCGCTCATTTCGTTCTCTCGATAAAGTAATCGACACCTTCCTTGCTGTCGATAATCCAGATGTTAGCTACTCCTGCCGCGCGAAGCTTCCTGTGTTCTCTTACCTGATCGTCCCGAAGGAACTTTCCCGGCGCCTTCAGTTCCACGAAGGAAACCCGCCCTTCAAAGATCGCGATACGGTCAGGCACGCCGCGCACGCCGGGGCTGACGAACTTGCGCTGAAGTCCGCCAGCTTCCTTGACGCGCTTCACGAAGTACGCTTCGATGTCGCGTTCTCTCATGTGAAAGTCGCTAGAAGGTAAATGACACCCCATATCGTCGCCCACATGGCGAACAGCACAAAAGCCTCAAAGGTTTCGCCGTCCATTATCCCCTCCACCCAAACAGCAAACCGAGAACCGCGCCGGCGAAGATCACGCCGACAATCGCGACCAGGCGTTCGTGTTTCTTCGGCGTGTTGGTCGTGTAGAAGTTGTGGTACGCGCCGAACGCCTGTTGAGTCGTGCGGGGCGTTGGGCGGTAGTGTTTTGCGTCTCGTGAAAACATTATTCAGTCTCCTGTTTTTCACCGCAGAAGGGGCAGAAGTTAAAGAACATACTTATCTCCTTGCCTTTTGCACCTTTGTAGCGGGGTGCATCGGCTTTGATCGCGTAGGGCAGGTACGGACGCTCGCTGACTTTTCCGCCGAACACTAACGCCACGTTCTTAACCTCCGCTTTCGCGGGAACGCCAAGCTGTTTCGAGTAGTGCTCGGCTAAACGCGTCTCGTTGTCACGTACACAATTGCAAGACATTTGATTTCTCCTTAGTTGTTGAACAGACTATAGCAATTGCAAAACGCAATGTCAATCTTCTTTTCGGAAACGGTACGTCTCGAAACCCTTCGCGGCAAGCGGCAATCCCTGCGCCCAGGTGGGGTTCGCCGCCATCATCTGTGCAAGATGCTTCGCGTTGTACAGCAGGCCGTCTGGCGCGTAGCAGATCAGTTCATCGTGAATCGGGAGACGGATAGAATAACCGGCCTCAATCACACGTGGATAGCACGACTTGAACACATCGCGCGCGACCGCCTGCGTCATGTTCTCCACCAGCTTGCCGCCGTACGTGCTGAGGCGGGACCATTTGCGCGAGTACTGATTGATGCCCATGAAACTGATCTTCCCGTCCTCGACACGCGGCGCGGGGTACGACAGCGCGCGCCCCGAGGGCAGGACGATACGAAGCCAGTTGCCTTTACGGATCGCTACGCACTTACCGGCCATGAAGTTTTCACCCTCATAATCGACCGCTCTTACACACGCGCTCTCAACCGTCTTCCACAACGATTCGATCCCCGGATGCGCGCGACGCCACAACCGTTTAAGCGAATCGCAAGTCATGAATGCTTTCTTGCTCAACCCGAACGTAGGCTTCTTCTGTTCGAGCGTCCATTCATAAAAGTTTTCCGCTTCGCCCCACACGTCGTACGGAATCGCGCCACCGTCGAGCGCCTCCAGGTCGATACCAAAAGCCGCAGCAAACGTTACGAAAGCGCCAACACCGCCCTGAAAACCCATCGACAGTTCTAGCACTTTACCGATCTGTCGCTTTGCTTCTTCGAGACTCACGCGAAACGTCCGCGCGTATGAGGCGATGTACAAGTCTGGCCCTTCACCATTGTCATAGGCCCGGAACGCCTGCAACTTCCACTCTTCGCCAGCTAGCCAAGCCAGTACCCGCCCTTCGATGTTCGACAGGTCAGCAACCACGATCTTGTGCCTGGGCGGCGCGATGATTACGCCGCGCATCGCGTTCGCGCACAACTCCATCACGTTGTCCGTCACCAGATCCGCGCATCCCGCCTTGATAGCCTCGATGCCCGTCTCAATCTCGGCGGCTTTCAGCGTCGGGCGCATCAGGTTCTGTGGCTGGAAGAGACGGCCCGCGTCCCGCCCAGTTCGTCCAGCCCCACAAAACTGGATAACCCCCCGGAGATACCCATCGGAAGAAGTGCACCGCAATACGCGTTTGTACTTGCTGACTGACGACGTGGACGCCATCAACCGTATAGCCAGAAGATCTCGCACCCCCTCCGGTAATGACTGGTCAGCGATTCTTCGCTCGATAGTTTCTGCTCGCATGTCCGGCAGTGATACGTTGTGCTCGGCGAGAATGTGAGCAAGGAGTTTGTCTCTCTGAGTGGCGGACGTGACTGCACCATCCGTTGCTTCGCTAACATCGCTTGCAAGGCCGGCTTGCGCAACGTCAACCGCTTCGATGGCTTTCGCAGATAGTTCAAGATCGACATAAATTCCCTCACTGTTGATCCGCTGATCGAGTTGCCAAAGTTTCAATTCGAATTCGTGATTCGGAAAATTCCAGGCAGGAAGCTTCTTTATCAACGCCCGCATGGATGCAATGTCGAACGACGCATACTCGATAAACTCGTTCCATTCGGCGGGATGCGTCTCACGTGTCTTGCGGCGCAGTTTCTGGTTCGCGGGTTGTTCCATGCAAAACATACGAATAAGCTGCTTGCCGCGCTTGTCCTTCGCTACGTCGGCGCCCAGGCGGAATATGTCGCACAAGGTCCCGAGCGACCCGGGCAAGCCGTGGCAGAGTGCCTGGGTCATTGTGCATCGCCAGCGGTCTTCGTTAATCAGCTTGTACACAAGCGGCATCGCGTGTCGGATTATGGTCCGGTCAAACGCCACGTTATGAAACCACAATTCAATGCTCTGGTCGCGCAGGATCGATACCAGATCGTCAGGCATCAACGCGTTTTGGGTTACGTCCCACACGTGGATAGGGCCGTCTTCCAGTGCATACGCGAACAGCAGGATTTCCGCTTGCTCCGCGTAGCGCCACGTTCCGTCGTTGATAGGAACCGTGCTGAACGTTTCCAGGTCAAGAAAAGCCTTCTTGCGGGCCATTGCATCTCCTTCGTTATTGCCGGCTTTCTGGTTCCCGTAGCCGGCGACGGGTAATACTTATGCCAGATCGTCGGTCTCTTCCGCATCGACGGCGTCGAACCCATCATCGGTGGGACGCGAAGCGCCACCGAAGTTATCGCCCGGCGCGTCGTACTGAACGCCCAGGAGCCCGCAGCGCATGCCGCTGTGGGAGCCTGATTGCGCCCACATCTCCACCTTCGCGTTCACGTAGCAACCACCGTAGATGACGCCTTCCTTACCCGTCAGGCGCTGCGCCTTGCCGAAGTGCTTCGAGTCCGGATCGGTATCCTTGACGTTGTGCAGGAAGAGCGGCGCGCCATCTTTCGCCTTGCGAACGCCGGACAGGGACATCATGCCCTCGAACCCTTCGTACATTTCGCCCTTCGTGTTCTTCTTGCCCTTCTGGTAGGAGAAGGCTTTCTTGTCACCTCGCATGTCTTCGAGCTTGCTCTCTGCCATCTTGCCCCACGCGGTCACCGCTTCCTGCTTGATTGCGGCCTGAATCGCCTTGTCGTTTGCCGAACCCGGCTCCACGATGAACGTAGCGGTGTGGCGGAAATCACCCTTGCCCTCGTACTGGCCCGGTTCGAACAGATCATCGATGAACGCGATGCGGACGTGCTTCAGTTGAACGATAGTACCCATTTTCAAATCTCCTTAACAAAGTTCATCAACAGTGTCGAAGCCATCTTCGACAGGTGTAATCTCAATCGCCGGACGCTCGTCCGACTCCAGAACCACATGCGGCTTGCCGGCGGGCTGCACGACCAGTGCTTCGATCTGCTTCAGGCGTCGCGGCTGATCCTTCAGCGCAGCAAGAATCGGCTTAGGCCCAAGCAGCTTGAAGCTGTACATCTGGTCTTGCTTCATCTTGAACTTTTTCATCAGGGCTTCCGCCTCTTCGTCTGAAGCCCATGCACGGTTACCCTTCTTGCCCGCAACTACCTTCACGCCGGGCACCGGGCGACCGTTCAGGACTTCCGCTTCGATGCGTGCGCGTACCGCCTTGATCCAGTCTTCGATGAGTTCGAGAGATTGGAAAATACCGCCCAATTCCTCGATTTCAACGAGATGCACAGCCGCACCAAGCGTCGAGTTTGGGATAACGTCAAAGTCCATCCCGATCACCTCTTCCACTTTCGCCTTCAGCGCAGGACAAACCGCCTTTGCCTTGCACCACTGGCAGGTCTTCTCCGCCGGCGCGAAGTCCTCTTCCTTCAGCGCGCGTTCGCCTGCCATCTTGTGAATCAGGATCGCCTTTGCGGCGCGCGGCGAGGCCCATTCCACCCACTCCTCGATATCCGCCGGCGTAACCGTCCACTCGCTGTTCGTGCGCAACGGCTGTTCGATCACGAAAGTAACATCACGGAACTCGTCAACGAGTGAGAACTTCTCGACAACGCCGGACATGTACATCAGACCCTGCGTATTGTTCTCCGCTAGCACTTCCTGATAGCCGAACTTCGCGTCGATCACATCAGCGTCTGTATTGCCATCTGGCCAAGCCACAAGCAGGACGATATCAACACGGCCCGTTGCGTCAGATTCCCCAGTGATGTGGTCAATCGGTACGTCCTGCTCGATCTGAACAGTAACAGTAGCTCCACGAAGCTCGTAAGCCCGTATGCGCTCACGCACGCTATCCAGAACAGTTTGAACATCGGCGGCAAGCTCCTTATTGACCGTGTGTCCCTTCTTGAGGATATGCCCTTCGTAGACCATTGCATCCTGCTTGAACTCCAGACACAAGGCCAGCAGTTCGTGCTTGTCCGTGCCGAGGTCTGCGTCGCCCGTGTCGCCTTGCGGCTGGCCGATCTCCATAGCCAGCGAGTTCGCGCAGTTCAGCCACTTGGCGGACGATGAGGGGCTTGCGAGTGCGTGGTATTCGTCACTCATTCGGGATTTCCTCCACACTGTCTAAAAAGAAGTTGCCCAGATCCTGTACTTCCAGATCTTCCGAAACGAATACTCCGTCGCCCTGTTTGACGGCTTCAAGCGCCTCTTCTACCGATTCGGCGTCAACGTAGTACGTTTGCGAACCGTATACGCTCGTTGCCTGTGCGGAAAAGTAGAAACGTTTCTTATTCATGCGAAGACTCCGGATCGATCTCGCCAGCCGCGACAAGTTTCATGTAGACCACGTACTCCAGCCATTGAGCTTCTTGCAGTTCTTTCGCGTTCTTCGCACCGAAGCGCGCGAGGCCCGCAACTGCCTTCGCCTTGTCGATCTTGCTAACAGCGATGGTAACGGCCTTCACGTCATCGTAAGAGACGGATGCTTGCGAGGAAGGCGGCGAAGTGTCGGTAGTGGGCGAGGATTTCTTCAATTCCTCCGCCGGATCGTTTGGGACTTCTTCCTTTGCTCCGCGCTCTGCTTCTGCCAGTTTGTATGCGGCAGCTCGACCGTCTTCATCTAACGCGATCGTTGCATGTGGCGGGTTCGCATACACTTGCGCGTTCTGGTGCATCCAGTTGATTGAACCGGCGGGCGCGTGTTGCGTTTGCATAACGCGAGTCAATTCAACGACTGCTGCTGTCAGCAGTTCGATCTTTGCTTCCAATGACATTTGTATCTCCTTTGGTGGGTGACTGCGGTTCGTAATTTAGTCGCGGAAAAATCGCGTGTCAAGACAATTTTGCACTTGCATTGCTGTTTCGCATTTGCTATAGTGAAGTCATCAACAACGGAGAACAGACATGCAATCGATCAACGAACGCGCGGAAGAGATGCTCACGATGGGTCTTGACTGGAGCGAGCATCAAGACCTTTCCGGAGAACTGATTCTGGCGTCGTTCTACCGTAAGGGCGAGGAGCAAATCTGGATTGTTGATATGACGAACGCTCGTTGCAATCCTGATGTTGCAAAGAAAATCGGTCTGGTAACTGCACGCGCGGTGCAGTGATGGACGACACATCAATCAGTCTGATCGTGGGATGCGCAGCGGTTGGCATGCTGTGCATCTTCGCCATGATCCGCGAAGTACTACTGAAGAAAGAGCGCGACGAGTGGACGCGTCGCTTTGAACGTCGTAACAGGAAAGATTTTGAGGATAGGGGGCTTTGATGAAGTTGACTCACGAAAAACGGGAAGTGATGAGGGATGCTGCCTTACTTTTGGAGAATGAGGACTGGCGCGAACTTGCGGGCGCTTTGCGCGAGATTCTCAATGAATGGGAACAGGAAGCGGAGAAGCCTGAATGACAATTGCTAAATTCAAGAGCTGGATGAAGGAATCAACGATTGACGAAAAGCGCGAACTGGCGGCGCACGCGGAAACGTCGCTCTCGCTTCTCTACCAGCTGTCGTACGGCACGCGCAAGGCGAGTAGCGAACTGGCGGGGCGGATCGAGAAGTCAGCGGCGGCGATTGCGAAGCGTGGGCGACACAAGGCGCTTCCCGAACTGCGTCGCGGGGATCTGGCTGAAGCGTGCGCGAAGTGCCAACACTATAAGGATTGCGTATGACACCGCTTGTTCAAAGACTATTGGACGCAGCGATCACGTGCGACATGTTGCAAATGCACGGCTTCGCGAAATTATTCACGGAAGCAGTAGAGGAGATTGAAAATGCACGAGCCGGACACTTTCGGGGTACGCCTGATAAAGGCAATGAACCGCGCGCAGATGAGCAACAAAACGTTAGCGGCAAAACTGGACGTGACTGAATCGACCGTATCCTCGTACAAGTACGAGCGCAAGGTTAACTGTACAGCCAGCCGTATCAAGGATATCTGTCGCGCGCTTATGTGTTCTTCGGATTTCCTCTTGGGACTATCCGACAACCCGGAAATCAAATGAAACCGCTACTCCTGCTTCTTGCCCTGCCAGTCGCTGCCCACGCTTCGTGGTTTGAGTACGAAGCGGGAGCCGGCCTGACGTCTTACGAGACGGAGGACGGGCGCTGGTATCAGCAGCGCATGCAACACGATCTGACGACTATCGCACCGGAGTACTCCGTAGGCATCACAGGCGCCATCGTTTCGCGCGGCGCCGGGGGCGTGGACTGGCACGCGGACTACGTGAACCTGGGCCGCGCGTCGTCGTCCTGTCAATGCGATACTTCGGACAGCGACTACGCAGCGCACGCCACGCGCCACACGGCGTTGTTCGCCGGCTCAGGCCGCGCGCTGGGCGTCTCACTAACCGTCGAGCCGTACAGGTGGTACGCGGGCTTGCGGTACGGGTTCGAAGCTGGCGCGTACGTCTACCGGTCCACGTGGAGCGAACAGGTGCAAGGGTGGACGGTCAGCGACGCGCCGCCGCAAAACCTGTCGCTATCAGCCGCTGGCTGGCACGTGGCGCCTGTGGTTGGTGTGTCTGTTGGCGACGGCAAGTGGTCCGTCAACTACCGGCACTACTTTATGCGGTTTAACAGCGCGCGTCAGAACGTTCCGCCGCTGTGGAACGATGCTGATGTGCTTGAGATAAAAAGGAGATTTTGATATGCCAGATAACAGACTGTGCCATGAGTGGGTAGGGAACAAATGTCGGCATTGCGGAGTTGTCTACGGCTCCGTCGATGGGCCGACAGAGGGGGCGGTAGCGGACCTGGCGTCAGTGGCGGTTCTTCTAGCGAGCGCAGTGCAGGAATACCCTGACTTTGATGATGGTGTACCAGAAAACGCAAAGCCCTTTATCGAGATTGCCAAACGTCTTGATAGTTTGGCATGCGCCGTCCTCGCCGCCCCCTCGCCGGAAGCGCCAGCCGTCGATGCGCTGACTACCCCGATTCACCAATGGCGCACGAAAGAAGGCGACTGGCAGGACGTTCCGAAAGAAGGCTTTGAGGGCATAGGCCCGTCGTTTCGCCGCATCGTCTACGCCCGCCCGGGCGGCGTAGCTATCGCGCTTGAATGTGCACGTGAGTACGAGCGCGGGTACGAGGAAGGAAGGAAAGCCGTCGATGCGGTGGCATGGGCGAATGTCCGGGAAGATGGCGTAGTCGTTGGATTAAGTCAGCATCCTGAAGATATTGCCCGTTGGCAGAATCCGCGAGCACTGTGCTTCGCCCACCCCTCCAGCGAGCCGAAAGCGCTGACTGCGGTGGCGCGTTTGCAATCGCATATCTCTGATCGTCCGTACAGCACGGGGCAAGAAATATTTGAGGTGGTGATTCTGGATCGCGCCCGCGCAAAGGATGGCATGCTGCTTTACACCAACCCCGCCAGCGAGCCGAAAGCGCTGACTCTGACGGATGAGCAGAAGAACGCGATGCAGCATGCGGAGAAGATTCTACGCGCGGTCAAACTGTATGATATCGCGGCCCTTCTGAAAACCTGATACACTAGCCCCGTCTCCTTTGTTGTTTTCAGAGCCCGCGCAATGCGGGCTTTTTCTATTGCGGGGTTGGCGGGTCGGGTGTAGGATGACGTCTCACCTCGTCTCAGGAGACGTCATGCTCATCCCGATTATCGATGTACTGTCCCTCGTTCCTGTCTCGCGCGCCACCCTGTACCGGGTGATGGAGCGCACCGACTTTCCTAAACCTGTTCGTGTTGGCTCCCGCGTCTTCTGGGACTCTGCTGAAGTTGAGGCCTGGGTTCAAGCTCAAAAGGATCTTCGCACGCAGGAGGCCTGATGCGTTATCTAAAAGAGCACGGGCAGCGTCTTCGTGCGCTGGGGTATAGCGTTCTGCCGCTCCCCTTCAAAAGCAAAAGATGCCTGCTGAAAGGCTGGCCGAACGTCCACGCTACTGAGGAAGACATCAATAAATGGCTGGGGAATGGCTACGCAGGTGCCGCCGTTGGCATAAACGCCGCGAATACACCGGCGATTGACGTTGACGTTCTGGATGAGCGCGTTTCCAATCTGGTCAACGCCGAGATCGACCGGATATTCGAAAATAAGTGCGTGCTGACGCGTACCGGGCTTGCGCCCAAGTTCATGACTCCCATGCGCTTCGCAGGCGAGCCGTTCCGCAAGCAAAGCTCCAAGATCTACTTCGACGGCGAAAATGACCAGAAAGTGGAAATACTCGGTGTCGGTGAGCAATGGGTAGCCTACAACGTCCATCCGGATACCGGGAAGCCTTACACGTGGTTCGATGGCTTCAGTGACGCAGGCATATCGAATGTAGATCACGCCAGTCTGCCAACCATATCGCTTAGCCAGGCGGTCGAAGTAATCCGCGCTTTCGAAGCTATTGGGGACGCTGAAGTGCTCGCGGGCAGGTGGACTGCCAAGGCGGGGCTCAAAATTGAGTCCAAAGCCGCACCGTTGAACGACTTCGACGCGTACTCCGAACCCGTAGGAAAAACCTATCAGGAAGTCGTTTTTCTTCTGGAAAAACTTCCGAACGATGACGCGGATTACGACAGCGTATTTTTCCCTGTGCTGTGCGCGGTTCACCATGAGCTGGGCGAAGAGGGCCGGGAAGCCGCTCGCGCGTGGGCGATGAAGTCTGCCAAATACGTGCGGGAGACTTTTGATTACAAATGGGATTCCATAGGCCGATACACGGGAAAGCCGATCACCCTGCGTAGCCTTCTTAAAGAGGTTCCGCAGCACGAACCCGCGCCACCGCATCCGCAGGCCACGGCGGACGATCCTGTGCCCTTCAGCGAAGGTTCGCAGTTCGCGATTGGGTTTGAGGATATCGACTGGCTGATCGAGGACGTGGTGCCGCGCGCCCAAGTTGGCGTCATCTACGGCGCGTCCGGTTCCGGCAAGACCTTCTTCGCGCTCGACATGGCTTGCGCCGTCCAACGGGGCGGCGTGTGGCGCCTGAAACAGATCGAGCAGGCGGATACCTTCTACGTCGCGGCGGAGGCTGGCAACGGCATCAAGAAGCGCATTGCCGCGTATCTGCAACACAACGGTCTTGGTGCCATGCCGTGGTTTGTCGATTACCAGCCAAACCTCGCGACTCTCGAATCCGTTCACGCTATCTCGAAGTCCATCAAACTCCGTTCGCAAAATGCCGGCCTCATCTTCCTTGACACGCTCGCGCTATCGCACGACGGCGATGAGAACAGCAGCAAGGATATGTCGCTCGTCCTGCGGCATTGCAAGATCCTGTCGGACGACACAGGCGCGCTGGTGGTGCTGGTTCACCATACGGGCAAGGATGAGACCAAAGGCATGCGCGGCTCCAGTTCCCTGTACGCAGGCGCGGACTTCGTGCTTGAAGTCGTGGCGAAGGATAAGGACCGCACGATGATCGTGGACAAACTCAAAGACGGAGAGCGCGGCGCGAAGTTCGGATTCTCCCTCCAGTCGGTGGAAGTTGGCACGACACCGCGCGGCAAGGTCATCACGTCCTGCTACGTGCAGGAAGAGGCGAAGACGATCAGCAAGGCGGAAGGAAAGCCCCTGACCAACGAGCAGCAGATTTTCATCTACGAAGTGTTTCGCACCTCGCTTGGAATGTCTATCGAAATGACAGAAACGGAACTCGTTGAAGCCGTCAAGGCGAAGCAGAGGGAGAACGACCACGATCCTTCGCAGTCGCAAAGCATCCGGAAAAGCATCGCGAAGATCGCAATCGCGGGCCATATTTGTAAGGATGGTGAAAGGTTGAGCCTGCCTCATTCGGGTCATTCGGGCTCATTCTAGGTCATTCGAATGAGGTTGAATGAAGTCAGAAGCCTCATTCATCTCATTCGCGCTTTATAAGCGAATGAGTGAATGAGCTGAATGACCCTCCTTTTTGACTTTTAGCTTACGTAAGGAAAATGAAATGTTTATCACGCTCACTCATGGCGGTTTCGAGTTTCCTGTGGTAGTGAATTCCGAAGAGATCGTCTCGATCTGGCCCAGCGATCAACTTGGCAAAGGTAGCGAAATCAGGTTCAGAAAAAATCACAAACCGATTCACGTGACGGAAGAGCAGGAAGAGATTCTCGCCATGCTGGCAGGAGGCCACAATGCGGCGCGATGACTCAGTGCTGTGCGTATGCTGTGGCCGGGAGTTCAGCGTGCGCCTGCTGGAGCTGGTGAGGTGGGAAGGGCCGCTGTGGTGCCAGCCGTGTATCACGTATGCAGATCAGCAGCTATACCTGGCTGCGGAACGCGCGAGACGGGCGCAAGGGCCTTTCGTTGAGAGGGAGTAAGGGGTAGATAGCAGAACGCCCCTTGCGGGGCGTTGTGAGGGGTTTTAGCCGAGGAGTTCTGCCAGAAGGTCGTCGGCGCTCATGTTGTCGACTTCCGGGGAGATTTCCTCGAAGCCGATGAATTTCTTCTCATCAGCGATTTCCTTTTCGATCTGGGAGATCCACACCGTGCGGATCGCGATTTCCTTTTGCGTCTTCGCAGCTGCCAGATATTCGTTTTCGTGAGCCAGGCGCGTTTGCAGGGCGATCAGGTGGGAAGCGTCTTTCATTCCGTTTCTCCTTCGTGTTGTGTTATCCAGTGACTCCACTATAGCAATTGCAAAACGGAAAGACAAGCCCGAACTGGAGAAATTTTCCAGTTCGAGGGTTTGTCCCTAGTGGATGGGTGCGAAGCCGATTGTGTTCAGTTCAGGGTTGGCGAGAAGGAAGGAATCGCGGTCCGGGAAGCCGGCTTCCGCTGCCAGGGCGTCGGCGCACATCTCCAGCGTAGGACGGCCTGCGCAATCAATGAAACCTATCATCTCGTCGCCGGGAATCAGGATGGCGTAGCGGATCATGTCAGCATCCGGGGAGGTTGGAAACGCCTTCAATGCCATCGGGAAGCCATTGCATGAAGGACTGGGCGTCGATGCGCGCGAACCAGTACGCGACGCGCTGTTTGTATGTGTAAGGCCAGAAGGAGGTCATTTTTGCTCCAGAACGATGGCAGTCGGTTGCAGGTAACTCAAAGTGGCAACGTGTTTCACCAGCAACTCAACCTGCGCCCGAAGCTGAGCAAGTTCCAGGTTCGCCCGCTCACGCGCTGCGCGCCAGCCTTCGTCGTAGCCTTGCCGCTTGCCGTCTTCGTAAGCGGTTTTCAGATTGTCCTGAGTGTAGAGGCCCATGTCAGCACCACACGACATAACGGAGGTCAACAGTGCGACGGATCATCCAGTGCCGGCGCATTTCAGGCGCTTCCATGTCGGGGCAGGCGATTTCGAGATAGGCGTTGGATAGCAGCACCAGGACGGTATGAAGGGTTGAAACCATGATGTGTCTCCTTTGAGGGGGCCCTTGCGGGCCCCGGTAAGCGGTTCAGGCTTTCTTTTGCTGCTTCGCCATGATGTAGGCTACTTCGTACCCAAAGATGCCTTTGCTTTCGTGCGGGACTACTTCCATCACCCAGTCAGGCTTTTCGCCCAAAGGAGCGACATTAGCCCACCAGTAGCCAGGTTTAAGGTCGGTTCTAAGCATTTCCTGAGTCGTCATCTCGTTTCTCCTTCGTTGTTGATGATTCCACTATAGCAGTTGCAAAACGGAATGCAAGGGAATCCGGCAGAAAATTTCCAGTTCGGGTTTCTCCAGATCGCAAATTACGGTTAGTGAAACTCGTTACGCATTATGGTCGCGCGAGCGTCGGCGAAAGTCTTTCGCTAAGATGTTAGCGAATTGCGATTTGGTGGCGAAATGGCCTCCTCCGCGTGCCGGAAAAACATCGATGTGAGTGCTCACTAACCTTCCGTTGAATGCGAATCGTTATCATCTGATAATGGTTGCCTAGGCCAGCAAATCGCGGTCTGATAACGCGTCTGTGCATTTGCACTTTCGCTAAGTCATTGATTCTAAACGATTGGTGCAATGCACAACGATTTGACATAATGGAAACTATCGAGCTTTCGCCTGTCGAGCTGCGAGTTATCAAGAACGATTCGCGTTTCGGGACTGATATATCAGGAGAATGAGAATCATTCTCAAACTCTGGGACCCGGCGGCCCTCCCGCCGGACGGGTGGCTAAATTTGGACACCTGTTTCCCAAACCGCGAACCGAAAAAACATTCCGTAAGCTGTTTGTAATGAACCCCGACGTATAATCGCGCGGAAACCCAGGAGGGAATATGGCAAACGGATATGTGAAGTCAGTCAGTCAGGATCCGGCGATCATGCCGATTCCTTTCACGTCGAGCCTCGGGCGCGTGGCGGGACATTCGCGCGTGGCGGTGTACGGACATTCGCCAACGCCGGGCGCAGGAACCGACGTGTGGGAGGGGGCGAGCGCGTATCCGTTCCAGACAGTCGCGAGCAAACTGGAAATTCTTTCCGCTTCGGCAAACGATACGTCGGCAGGCACTGGCGCGCGGACCATGATGATTACGGGCCTGGACGCCAACTTCAACCCGCTGAGTGAAGTCATCACGATGAGCGGAGTGACGCCGGTTCAGAGCGTGGGCACGTATCTGCGGGTGAACGGCCTGAACATCATGACGAGTGGCAGCGGTCACACCAACGCGGGCGACATTACGCTCAGACTCACTGGCGCGGGCGCCACGCAGGCGATTGCAAGGGCGGGGTACGGTTACGCGAAGTCG